TTGCATTTATTGGTTATCGTGCCTATATTAGGTTATGTAGCCTATTATAAACATAAAGTCAAACCCTTTGTGTATCCAACCTTAGGTGTCTTAGCTATATTTACCGCTGGTTATCATGGAACAGCGTTAATGTTAAATTCACATGAATGATGCCTAGATTTAATTAATTTTTAAGTATTTAAATCTATGATGTCATTTAATATTTTGATCCTACCTTACCATTTATTTATTACAGAGAGGGGTAATGGCAGACGGATAAACACACGTCTCTGAGCAAGGAGGGCAATTAATCTTATATATATTACATTAAAATTTTTAGTAGGTTTTAATCTTTGCAATATATATAAATGCCTACATCATCTACAAGATTAAGAGAACAATTTGCACGAACTATGAAAAAATCCGCTGGTCGTGAAAGAAAAAGACAAACTCGTAAAGGAATGAAAAAGAAACATCACACACGTAAAAAATCTCGGAAACACCTTAGACACAAAAAAACGAAAAAACACCGTAGACACAAAAACGAAGCAGGAAGAGGATGGGAGGAGTGGAATAAACTTAATGATACTTATAAGACCATTCATGAGCAGGAGCTTCAAGCACAAGCTGAAATAGATAAAGCTAATCAAATTATGAGGCACCCGAAAGTGACCATGAAGCAGTACAACGCCGCGATGAAAACGCGCACTAAGTACGAAAATGAGCTGCGCACTATTGCAGCAGCAGCGCGTGTCGCTCACAAGGAAAAGGAGCAGTATGAATACGACTATCTTGATAGCGACTTGTCTTAAAGAGAGCCGAAGAACTAATTCAATCACCAAACATATTAAAGATTTTGCATTATATTTAGTAATACTATGCAAAATCCTCCGGATACAAATGCTTTACAAAATGAAGATGGGGATGAAGTTTTTCTTTTCTCTCCATACAATGCAAATAATAAAGAAATTACTCGCGGCGAAGTTCAGTCTATTTTAACAAAATATGGCGTTGCCAGTAATCTCGTTAATCTTGAGTTATAAGTGTATTACTCCTACCTGATATTCTACGTGATATTCTACGTGATAATCTTAAATTTCATTGTAGTACTCTTCCCTTTATGTGCCGGTCTAATTTTTTTCGCCGTGATTTTCTAGTATTTTTACGTGTTTTATTTTTACGGCGTCTCCCCCAACCTCTACTTCCAGTAACTAATTTAAATAATTTTTGTTCTGCTTTTTTTTGTTGTTGGTTAATACTATTTTTTTTAAAAAATTTTCTCAACAATTTCTTTTTTTCTGGAGTGGTCATTTGTTTGGCTTTTTTTCTGGTGTGTCTTTGTATAGCAACCATCAAAGCTGCTGTATCACTATACTTAAATTTGTTGGACATATATTATATTAAAATATATTTATTTTATATAGATGCCTACTAAGAAAAACAACCGGATGTTAAATAAAAAACAGAATTATAAAAGTAATAAAAGGATAAATGTACGTAAAAATAAACAGGCTAAAAAAACAAAAAAACACCATCCTAAAAAAACGCGTCAAAATATTTTTCTGCGTCCGCTCACCCACTTTAGTAGAAAAAGTTCTCAGGCAGGAGAAGCTCGTAATGATAGACCTAGAACGAGAAGTGAAATAAAGGCTTATAATTATGAAAAAAAACATGCTCCCGAGTGTGTAGAATTAGTTTATAATTTACTGGGAAACATTGCAGCAGGTCGTGAAAAAGTAGATTATTTGTTAACTCAGATAAAAGCTGCTACTGATCCGACACATATTGATGAGTGGAACGCCATTTTGGAAATGGGCGCCTCCTACCGACAACCAAATACTCAGTTCTTGAAAAAAATATTAATGGATCCTTTACAGGACGGCAGTATTATCCATTTAGCAAATGAAGCGGCTGCTAAAGTTAAAGAAAAAATGGTCGAAAATGTTGCCAAAGCTGAAAATCCCGATAATTACGCCGCTATCAAATTAGATATTAGTCAAAAATTATTAGAGGTCTTGCATGATCCAAATTATGTTTATAAAAATGAAGATGAAAACTATTTTCTCTCATGGCTCAGTCCACATGCAGTAAATATAGTTGGTGCCTTATTTGATCTACCTATTGCTCCGGAAAAGTATGATAAAACATATAGTATAAAACCTATACGTGCGATTTATAGCATCAACGGACGCGATAGGCACGTAATAGCCTACATGTTAACTAAAGCTTTACTTTTTGTTGATAGTAACGACATAAGGGTTGCTGGTATTCTAAAAAAAAGTAAATATGGATTTCCTCAGTGTAATGCCAGGTTAATACCGATATTAGAAAAGTTACAGAGTGTGTATGAAGAAATATTCACCGAACTTATTAGATACGCACCAGCTAGTTTATTTCGGGAGTTTGAAGGCGTTCCTGATGTGGACGATTATTACCATGGTCTCGGTGAATGGCGTGCTAACGAACGTAATTTGCCGCACGGATACTCCATGTCAGATAGTGAGGTTTATACAGATCAAACATCTTAATAATAAAAGTAAATATATATATTTTTATTATTATTTTACGAAACTTCAAAGTTCAGATAAAATAAAAGACATATGTACCAAATATATTGGCGAGATTGATTCAGAATTATGTATATTGTAATCAATTAAAATAAGAGAAACATTTAATAATATATAAATAATTTTATTTTTATATTATAACATGACTACGCGTAAAAGAAAAGTATTTAATAATACAACACGCAAAAAAACAACTGCTATCCGTTTTTATGAAAACCCGCCCGAACAACTTGTAATAGACGGCTTCAAATTTTTATTTTTACCCATAAATAATGGCACCTTTCAAATGGATTGTCAGGTATTTGGTGGTAATTATTTAGAAGAAAAGCATAATTCGGGTATTTCGCATTTACTAGAGCATATACTCACTGATTCTTGGAAAAAATGTTATAAAAAAGGGTGTGTTTATTATTTAGAGAAATATGGCACCAAAAGTAATGCTCATACTATGATGAATAATACCAGTTATTGGATGCGTGGTTTATCAAAGTTCAAAGACGTCATGATAGAATATATTTTGTCAATAACCTTAGACCCACATATATCCACCAAAATAATGCAGCGAGAAATAGAAGCGGTGCGCAATGAAATAACTACTTTACTAAATCGACCTGATTATAAATTACGACGAGAAATGGCTAGAAATATCTTTAAAAATAAGGGTTTACTACACGCTGCTGATTATGAATTACAACTAGATAATTTAAAGTGTTTTACCACAGAACAACTATTAGAATTCTCCAGTAAAATAATATCAACCAAACGTGTTATGTTTGTTATTAGTGGTGATTATCACAAAACAACTATTATCAATAAAATAAAACATATCTTAAGTAATTTACCTACACAAAGACTAAGTATTAAAATCCCTAAATGCGACCTATCATCGTGTTATAGTGTTAAAAAAAGGGTTGTTTATGTTAAAAACGATAAAAACAAAAATTCTATAATTAATATTGTTTTTCCAGTGCCTATTTATCAAGGTAATAAAAAATTATTATATTTGCCTGTTTTACTTTCATTACTGGGTGGTGGGTTAAATTCATTATTATTAAAACAATTACGTTTAAAAGATAAACTAGTGTATAGTGTTAATGTTACGAGCACTACTAATTTTTGTGGTACATTAATAAATATAAATATGTCTACCATTCATAAAAATGTACACAAAGTACTAACGCAAACGTTTCAGGTGCTAAAAAAATATAAAAGCGAAGATGTACCTATTCATACGCTAAAACACTACAAAACCAAATATTTGCTAAACTTACGTTCGGTGTGTTTAAATACCACTTCTAGTGTAAATAAATTTTATACACATCAATATTTTTACCAAATTCAGAAAAAAAAACCGATAATTTATACGTTAAACAATCTCACCACATTAACAAAATCTATTACTCCTGCGAAAATAAAAGAATTGCTAAATGACTTATTACGAACAAATATATGTTCTGTTTTTTATATGTCAGATGAAAAAGTTAATTTTACTATTCCAGATTTTTAATACTTCAGATTTTTAATACTTCAGATTTTTAATATATTTTATTGAATTTATTCACAAAAATATATTAATTTAGTGCTTGCGGCTGCGGCGGCGGCGGCGGGTGCGCTGCCGACGGCGCTTCTTGTGTTCGTTGTGTGTGTTGTTGCCTCCGCGGTGGCGGGTGTGGCGAGTACGGCGGGCGCGAGTACGGCGAGTGCGGCGTTTGTGTGCTCCTCCTCCAATAAACATTATAATATATGTAAAGAAAAAAAGTTTTTTTGCCAAAATAATTAAAGAATAGCCTAAATAGTTTAACCCCACCAAATTTTCTGATAATTTCCATTCTCCCAATAGCATTTCAGCCAATATCCGTTATAATAATAGTCCCACTCAAAATCTTCTAAATAAGGATCACCATTCTCGGTATAGAACCAAAACATATCTTCGACGTATCTTTTAAAACTTTTAGATTTGACCTTTTTCTCATTCTGTACCCAATAGGTAAAATTATACCATTTATAACCAATCCATTTTTTATCATCATCAATATATTCATATTTCATAATCGATGTGGGATTGCCATGTGTTTTCCGATATTCTGAACACTCATTCACCATACGCGCAAATTCGGAACATTCATCTAAAATACGGACCGGGATATCCATTTTTATTTTCTATATCATTTAAGATAGTTCACTTCAATTTTTTTTATATATCTCTCCTAAACATTTCTCGCCGCCGCCGAGGGTACCCTTTTAATATTTGAGAGTTATTTTTTTGGCTAGACACCTATAATTGGGATGGTATTCATTTTATAAATAATTTTTGTTAGCATAACTTTATAAACTTTTTTAATTTTTGAAAAAAAAACGGCATTCTAAATTTGATTTTTCGATTTTGGACATTTTAAAATGTCCATTTTTCGATTTTCGAATTTAGAATGCCGTTTTTTTTTCAAAAATGTGCTTCAGACGATTATGCTCTGGTTTTTAAAAATAATATTTTCAATTCCTTATACAAAATTTTTACACATTTTTGGCCCTGAAAAGTGCATATTTTTGGCGTTGCTTAAAAAAGTGCATATTTAGCAACATATGCATTTTTTAGCAACCAAAATATGCACTTTTATTTGTTAACATGATTCATAACAAAATTACTAAAATAAAAATATTTCCACACTTATTTAAAAATCCGTTGCCGATTTTCGAAAGGGGTTGTTTTAAATTAAGTTTTTAAACAAAAAAGTAAATTAAGATTAAAAACTTAAAGTAATATTAACGTAAAATTAAAGTAAGTTTAACCAAAAAAGAGTTTTATTTTGGCTTTACACAATTGGCAATTATATATGAAAATATATTTGTTTTGTTTTGTAAATACATTAGAATATTAATTGTGATTATATATGTTATATATATAATATAGTTATCACAACAAAATTTTTGTTTAGAATTACGATAAAAAGGAATGAAGGTTGAATCAGTTATATCCTCTATGTCATATTTAAAATTATGTTTATCTAAATTATTTATTAAATGTGGTAAATCTTTATCATGAATAATATTTACATTAATCCTGTTACAAATAAATTTTTGAAGATATTTTAGATAACCGGTTTTTTTGTTAATAATAATATCACCCAATATAAAACATCCTCCTGGACGTAATACTCTTTTCACTTCATTTATAAATGTTTCACGGGAGGGATAATGAAAAGCGGATTCTAAAGAAACAACAACATCAAAAGAGTCATTATCAAAGGGTAAATTGCATGCATCGGCTGTTATATAATTTAATTTATCCTGTATTTTGTGTTTTTTTGCTAACTTATTACACTCTTTAATATTGTTTGGATTAATATCTATAGCATAGATATCAGCATTAGTATACTTTGTGAATATAACGTCTTGCATACCTCTACCACAACCGATATCTAGTATTTTATTAGCTTGATCAAATTTTTTTTTATTTTTGTCAATTAATTTTTCAACAAGTTTTATAGAAGCCTCTGCTAATGTATTTGTATCTTTTGTCCAGTATCCATAATTCATGAAATTTGTATTGCAACCAATAATATTATACATACCATTATTTAATAAATATTCGTAACCATTCACGCGTAAATATATAAATAATATATAACATATAATTAATATCATAAAAATTAATAAAAGAACTCGCAAAATCATTATTATACTCTCTTAATTTTTTTTGATAATTATACTGCAATTTCATAAAAATATTTACCAGTACTCCTAAGAAATATTATTCGCCAAGTGATATGGTACTATTTATAATATATTTAAAATAAAATTGAAAAAACGAATTATAATTATATAACATATAATTATGATTCTAAAAACAACAGCAGGTCAGCGATCTAGAATAACTGAAAAACAAAGACAACGCCATGCAATATACAAACTAATAATGACGGGAGGAATAATAATACTTATATTCTTATTGTGAATGATATAATACATATTTTGTTATAGTACATTTATCTATTATCTATTTTTTATTTTTTAATTTTTGAAAAAAAAACCAGATTCTAAATTTGATTTTTCGATTTTGGACATTTTAAAATGTCCATTTTTCGATTTTCGAATTTAGAATCTGGTTTTTTTTTCAAAAATGTGCTTCAGACGATTATGCTCTGGTTTTTTAAAATAATATTTTCAATTCCTTATACAACATTTTTTCATCAAAAATGCCAAAAAAAGTGCATATTTTTGGCGTTGCTAAAAAAGTGCATATTTAGCAACAATATGCACTTTTTAGCAACCAAAATATGCATTTTTAATTAGCATGATAAATGCTAACTAAAAACTATATAATATTTTGTTTACCTTATCTATATAAAAAATCGTTGCCTAAATCTAATACAATATAAAATCTCCATATAAAAACTTTATTTTAACGGCGCAACGTTCTCTTTTTTTTTCGTTTTCCTTTACTTTGTTTTTGTGGTTTTCTTTTCACTATTTTTATTTTTCGTGATTTTTGTTTTTGTGATTTTTGTTTTCGCGATTTTTGTTTTCGTGGTTTTTGTTTTCGTGATTTCTTTCTTCCACGACCACTTACGTTGTCTAGACGTGGTGAATAATCTTTAATAGTAAATTTAAATATTGATTCTACATATTCTGTTAACTTGACTTTAAAAACGTCTATATCTCGATTTATTATAAAGTTGTCCACTGCACTAATAACGGGTTCCATAACTTTCCCAATAGTAGAATTATTAATGATTTTTGTTAAATCTACATTATATGGCTGCGTAGGGGTTCTAGATATTGGAAGCGGAGCGACGGGTACAACTTCGGACGCGTCTGGTGTGATATTATCTATATTTATTAGAAACATTCTCGCCCCCTTTTCCGTCGGATCTCGTTTGAGTTTTTCTACCTCCATACATAGATATAAATAATTAGCTAAATATTCTCCCATATTTATTGTATTGTTTGCGGTATCCCGCACTTGAACCCCTAACTCATCGTCCTCTTTTCCACCACCACCAAAAGTAAAACCCGAACTGCATTTGCTCCATGGCGAGAATCTGCCAGGATTTGGATCTATACCTAGAAGTTGTTGGCGTCCTCTGCACGCCGCCGCCCGCACATTAATCATTATATTATTGTACACATCACTGTCTTCACTTATATAACCGGCCTGTACTAGAACCTCACGCAGATCAGATAACATCATATGGTTATTATTAACAAAGAATGTTTTCATTTCTGTTAATAAATATCTAATAGCAATCAAGCCACTAGACACGATATCCCTACCCATGTGTTGGTATAAGCCACCACTTGCATTATAACCAATAAATGTAATAAGAGCCATAGTCATCCATACCCAAAATACAAGAATAAACGTTTTAAAAATATTTTTCAAAAAATTACCAAATAATGGAATCTCACCCACGGGATTTGCAATATATAGAGATGTATCGAAAATATATTTATACGTTAAAGCAATGAACCAAATAAATTGAAAGATTGCCTTTATAATGGTCAATAAACATGTTAGTAATGTCTTCACGGAGGCGGTCCCACAACCTTCTTGTAAAGATTTTAAAATGTCTTTACGCAAACTTTCAACTCTGTCTTTAATCACATCAGCATGTTTGTTCCTATCTTCTTGTGCGGTAGTAAATCCATCCATTACTTCGCCATGCGCGGCCTCATGCTGTCCTTGTAGTGCATCGAGTACTTTTTGTATATGATCGACTTGTTCAGCCATGCTGTTTAATTTATCAGCATTCACGCGATCTGTTTGCTGCGGGCTGCGGGGCGGACCTAGTAAAGCTTGTCTTTGTTCTAATTCCGACATTTGTGCTGGCATATATATATATATATACATATAAATTTTATTTATTAGGATCTAAATATATTTTATTATTAAATAAACAAATTATAAATACTATAATTTTACCGCGCGCGGCGACTTTTTTTATTAAATTTTTTGGGTATTTTGCGTTTGGTATAACGTTTTGATAATTTTCTAGTTTTCCTTTTCAGTTTTACTTTTTTCTTTCCTCTCCCAGTGCCCGTATTATTACGTATTAAATTTAAAAAACGAGTTACTCGCTCAGACGTTGTTAAAGGGCATTTCTTCAGAGGTATTTTATAACATTTACAAGCATTGCGAAATATACCAGGGTCTAATAAATTTCCATGTTCATCTGGTTCTCGATAATTACACTTACGTCTTATCGCGGGTGGTGTATTTCGCATCATATACCGAGAATCGCTACCTTTGCGCTGCCACCAATATTTATTACAATGACCAGCAGCAGCTATTGTAGTTCGCCCTGACTTAACATCTGCCCATCTGAAATTTAAGTAATTATCACCACCACATTTATCGTTCATTATACTATACATAAATATAATTTAATATAAAAAGGACTTGTGCATATTTTATGTTGCTTTAATAGTGCATATATAGCAACCAAATATGAAAAAAATATGCAAAGAATATTATTGTGAAGAATGTAACTATAAATGCACGCGAAAATTTTTATGGGAGCAACATTGTTCAACGCTTAAACATAGCAGATTAACTAAACATACGAAAACGCCCAATAATAAAAGAAAAAAAGAACCCACAAAAATAGGTGATATGTTTATATGTGAACATTGTGGTAAAGGTTATAAACAGCGTTCTGGACTTTGGCGGCATTTAAAAACTTGTACTATCTCTAAAAACTATGTTGCTAAAAAATCGCAGGCGATCACCTTAAATATACAGGAAGAAAAAGACAATATTATGATAGAGAAAAACAAAGACAATACTATATTAGAGCATTTAGAGAAGGAAAACGCGGATTTAAGAACCATGATGGAAAAAATTATGGTGGGCATACAAAGTGATTCCGACGTGAAAAACGAGATGATGAGTCAAATAAAGGAACAAAGCAAGATGATACAATGTATGATACCGCGCATCGGCAATAACAATAACAACAGATTTAATATTAATGTTTTTTTAAATGAAAAATGTAAGAACGCCATTAACATGTCCGATTTTATTCAATCCTTACAAATTCAGTTAGATGATCTAATATATACCAAAGACAAGGGATTGATTGAGGGTGTCAGTAATGTCTTTGTGACGGCGTTAAATAGACTCGATACCTTTAACCGACCCATACACTGCACTGATATGAAGAGAGAAACCTTATATATAAAAGAAAATAATGAGTGGGAACGTGATGATAATAAGCAAAATATTAAGTCAGCGATTAATAATATTGCAAATAAGCAACGTAAAACAATTGCACTCTGGGAGAAAGAAAATCCGGATTGGAATAATACCGAAAGTGGTAAAGAAGAATACATTAAAATAGTGCAATCGGCCATGAAAGATGTTTCTGAAAATCCAGCGGGTAATAAAATAATAAAAAATATAGCAAAAGAAATAACCTTATCCAAAGAAACGATCGAAAAAGAATAGGGTATCTATAAATACTATAAATACTATAAATACTATAAATATCAAACATGTTATGTTTGTAATAATTTTTTCACGAGATAGCAGCGGTATTCGTTTTTGCAAGTATAAGTGCGGGTGAATCTAATATTATTATGTATACAATTTTTTTGCAAGTCGTGTATATCACCATTTTGTAGTAAGAATAAAAGCTCACAACCTTGTTTTAAATTTAAATAAACGTTAAAGGGATGCCAAAAAGCTATAGTGCGTTTGTCAAGAATATCATTTTCCATTTTAATAATTTGATTTTCGGTAAAACAGGTATTCCAGGTTGTTTTATATGTAAAATCCGATAAAAGAGATATTTTATTTGGACGTTTCATTTTAGGATTTTTTTTTAAAAAGTTATTAATGTAGTTTATGCTATATTCTAATTTGTTATAATACTTTTTTAATTTTACCATAGTGTTTGTTTCACTTTCTAAAGATTTAAATTCACTTCTAATACAAGAAGATAGTAAAGTAGTATCCACATATCTTTTGTTTAATTTGTATTGAAATATTTGATGTTGATATTCACAATACTCAAAGATGGGGTGGATAAACTGATAAATTAACCGCACTATCTCATTCGGTAATGTATTCATGGTGAAATATTATAATAGTATCATACAACCTTCAATTTAAAGTAAAATAAATAATAAAATAAATTATTATGTTATTATTTGCGCAATTAAAGTTTTTTATGTAAACAAAGCGCGGCGACACCACCAAGTACTTGGGCAACAATATACCCGACGAGATCGGTCATTGTCAGAGTACCTTTTAGGTGCATCATGATACTTACGGCAGGATTAAAGTTCCCCCCTGATATTTTACCACCAAATAGGATTGCGGTCATTAAAGCTATACCTATGGGTATGGCTTCACCGCTGGTTAAAATTACTGAAAGAAAAATAAAGGTGCCGATAAATTCTACTAAATATTTTCCGTAGGCCATTATACTATTAATAAAGATTATAATAACAATAATAATAATAAAAGAATAAATTGGCAATAAAAATAATAAAAATAATAAAAATAATAAAAATAATAAAATTGAACAGAATATACTATAGGATATTGTATAATATATTCTTTTACTCACCGATGTATAGATTTACGCCACAGACGCGTGATTATCGGGCATGGGAAATAGCACCAAATAATATATTCAAGGACGATACAACTTTTTCCCCACTACATAAAAAGTTAATATCGGGTGATATGATGAATAGTGCCGGTGAAATAATTAAATCTCCCTATCGTGAAAACAAAATAATTCCAGGTGTGTTAATTTTATCCGGGAAAACGTATGGTAATTACAAAGACAAAAAATTGTATAAGTGTGTACCAGCTGATAAAAAACTCCCTTGTTTTCTGGTGCCCTACAAAGAAAAAAGTGTGGGCTTTAGTAAAAAAAAAGTGAATGTGTATATACTATTTGCAATAAAAGAATGGATAGCAAAGCATCCAATAGGAATACTTACAAATGTGATAGGCGCAGTAAATACGTTAGAAAACTACTATACGTATGAATTATATAGAACGGATTTATATGAAACATATCAAAAATTTAAAATATTATCTTTGAAAAATGTGCAGCAATATAAAGAAACACCAACAGAAACACAAATTAGTTTATTGGTAAATGAATACCATCACAAAAATAAAGCCTGTGATCGAACAGCGCGAAAAATTTTTAGCATTGATCCAGAGAACACACAGGATATAGATGATGCCATAGGTATTATGTATTCCAACAATAAAAATAAGGAAGAGGTTAAAACCATCAGTATTTACATTGCTAATGTTCCATTGTGGTTAAAAATATTACAATTATGGCAAGAGTTAACGCCCAAAGTTTCAACTATTTATTTACCGAACAAAAAAATACCGATGTTACCCGAAGTGTTATCAGAAGATATATGTAGTTTAAAAGAGCATGAAATAAGACTGGCCTTTGTCATGGATATTAAAATTATACGTGGACAAGTTGTCGACATAAGTTTTGCAAATGCTATCATTAAAGTTTATAAAAATTATATTTATGAGGAATCGGCATTGGTAAAAGATACAGATTATCTCGATATTCTCTCTACAACAAAAAAACTAGTACAACAAAAAACAACTTATATGTCGGACATCAAAGATAGTCATGATGTAGTAGAGTATTATATGAAGATGATGAACCATCAATGCGGTATAAAACTACGAGAGAACAAAGTGGGTATTTTTAGATCAGTTAACAGAAAAAGGAAAACCAACGAGGATGATGAAAGTATTCCTCCCGCAGTGAAAAAAATACTATCTTACTGGGGAAATGTATCATCTGCCTATGTGTTAAACGAAGATGACAAAGGACATGATATCTTAGGGTTAGATGTATATGCACAAATAACATCACCTATCCGGCGATTGGTAGATATAATTAATATGGTAGTATTGCAAAATATATGTGGGCTTCAAGAAATAAGCGAAGAAATAGACCACATTATACAAGAAAACACACACCCCGAAAGTATTCAAAAAATGAACGATAAAATGAGGAATGTAAAAAAAGTACAAACGAATTGTGAATTGATAAATTATTGTAGTAAAAAAGAAAGCAAAAAAATACAAGAAGGATATGTGATACAAATAAAGGGCGAAGAATACACCATATATATTCCACAACTAAAATTAATTACATATGTAAAAACGACTGCAACATATGAAATATTTAAAAAATACAACTATAGTATCCATATATTTGCAGAGGAAGATTCGTATCATAAAAAGGTACGTGTACAATGGTTATAATATATAAATCAACCAAAGGTGTTTTCGCCGGTGTAGCGTATGTACAAGTATCCGTCTTCATGTTTATTTTCATGAAAAACGTTTCCTACTGATTGCGTGATCGGTATTAATTTTTTATTGATAAACATATAAATCCCTTGTTCGGGGCGGCAACGTATTTTTTTGCGTATAACATATTGGAATTGGCTCATGGTTAAACCGCTTGGTACTAAAAACTTATGTTTTTCTAAGTCGGGTAAATCTGAATCGTCGTTTTTGCCCACAATAATACAGCATCTGTCGGGGTATTTAGATAACAATCTCGAAGAATCGGACTTACGAGAGTCTAAACTACACTTTTGAAATTCGTCGATATAACTAGACATATATATAGATCAAAGATATTAAGTTTAAATAAAAACAATAAAGAATCTTTATAAATAAAGTGAAATATTTGTAGCTACAAATTTAAGTAAAAGAGTTGATATATTTTGTAATTTTTCTAAAGCACATATATTACCGGTCATTTCACAAATTTTTTCTATTTCTTGCACAATATTGTTTATTTTTAAAATAGCTTTGACGAAATCCCCCAAAGAAATATTTTGTTCAACTTTCATGGTGTGTATAATTTCTTTGCAGGCTGTTTCGCTATTTGTGTCACACCATTTAAATATAGATTGTTGCAAATCTCGATGAAAGGTATAATCCGTGCCGATATCTTGCTGCATAACTTTAAATTCGCTATCGTAGTATTCTTTAAGTTTGTGGTCCACGATATCCGTGAAATGCGCCACGGGATTGCCCAGAGTAGTAGATTGAAAGATTTTAACATCGTCCTTCACATTAATGTTTGTAAAACACGAGAGCAGACAAGCTATTTGTGTCGGAGTAAAATGCTCAAAGTAATTACTTTCTAGTATCACGTGTGCGAGGGCTAAAGGGTGTGCTTCTTGTATCTGGCTGGCGATCTTACCTTTTTCCGTAATTTCATGTTCGGTATTCACAAACCCGTGATGAGTCAGGAATTGTAATACGTTTTTGGCGTTGTTATTAACATAAGAGGCAGTATAATCTTTATGTGTGTCATTTTTGGCAATAGAATCTTCCACCTTTTTAATAGCATACAAGTGTTCAATGTCGTCTTTTATGAATCTATAATCGTCTTCCAGATTAGCAATATCTTTCAACAATCGTTTGCGTTGTTTATTGGATGATAATTGTAATAGTTCTTTTTTTTCAGCGTATTGAAGAAGAGTATCATAGGGTGTTTTCGTAATTTGCGATATCATATTTTTTTTTATTATCAGGTCTTCATTAAGTTTAATGAAATCATCTTCATAATATTTTAGCTCATTATCAATATCGATTTTCATTAAACTTGTATTCGTAAATTGCGTAATATTTTCAAGGCTACCTCCTGCCGACACGATATGTAGGGCGAGTTGCAAGGAAATTTTGAATTTAGAAGATAGTGTGGGCGGAGAACCTGTCAAAATTTGTTTACATTCATTCGCGGCATGTAGCTGGACCATATTACCCAAAATCCAGACCAAACCTTCTTTGTCGATGCCGCGCCGGCCAGCGCGTCCGGCCATTTGCGTGTATTCCTGTGGATACAAATTACGCATAGTGTAGCCATTAAATTTTTCCAGACTAGTAAAAATGGTAGATTTAGCGGGTACATTAATACCGACGGCAAATGTTTCGGTCGCAAACAAAAGTTTGATATTACCGCGGTCAAATAAAAGCTCTACCATTTCCCGCAAGACTGAGAGCATACCGGCATGATGAATAGCAACACCTTTTTTCAGTAATTCCACTAAACTGGTATATTCCGGGAGGTGTATATACTCTTTATAATTAGGAAGTTTGCTAATGAGAATTTTTTTACAATCGTCTTCAATAGTGTTTGGTATGGTGCTCTCTGCCTCAAACAAAGAATTGGTTATTTCTTTTGCACAGGTTTCTACATTCTTTCTCGAAAATACGAAACAAATGGCGGGTAAATGATGATTGGCTTTCATGTAAGTAGAAAGGTCATTCAAAATAAACTTACGTTTAATAAAATATTTATTTTTGTGTAAATAATCCGCAACTTTCTTTACTTTATTAAAATTAAATTCCTGGAATTCACCCTTCGGGGATTTAATAACAATTGGTTTATTTCTGACCGCATTTATTTTGTCTAGCATGGGGTCACCTTTGATGCGTTTCAGGGTACTCTCGTGTGTCGTAATCCACATATAGTGTGTCAGGGGAACTACCCGATGATTTGTCGGAATAAGATAAACTTGTTTTTCTGGTGTTGCGAGCTCGGCATCGTCATCGACCTTAGCGACAAGTTTAAGCTGCTTATTTTTTTGATTTTCTATCCACTGGGCAAAAACTTCCGGTTTATCAATGGTAGCAGACAGCATCACTAGTTGAATATGTGGGGGCAATAGTAAAATAGCTTGTTCCCAAACAGGTCCTCGATCTTCATCATTAATATAATGCACTTCGTCGAAAATAACAGCGCCCAGTTCAGTATCAATATCCATTTCAAAAGACAATGGAATATTCGGTTCTTTGTCCTGACTAGTGGTAGAAAAAGATTGAATAATTTTTTTGTTGAAAAGTGTATTGCGCAATATTTCAGTGGTCATAATAATAACATCCGCTTCAGGGTTATCGCAGACATCGCCGGTAATAATGCCGAAGGAAATGTCGGGATATTTACGCCGGAGTTCCGATAATTTCGTATTAGACAAGGCTTTGATGGGTGTAGTATAAATTATTTTTTTATTTCTCTCCGCAAAATATTTAATCGCAAACTCGGCTGGTAAAGTTTTGCCGGATCCGGTATGAGCCGTGATTAGCACATGTTGATTTTCAACAATGCCTTTAATGGCCCATTTTTGAAAATCGCTTAACGTAAACGTGGGGAATTGCTGGAAATGCTTTTCATACTTGTGTTGGTCTCCAAAACTGGTATTACATAGCAATACCATTACTGGTCTAATATTAATAATAGAGCGCAGTGTTTATGTTAATTTAAGGTAAATATTACGGGGGGGGGTGTGAAAGTTTTTGAAAAAAAAATTGAAATAAAAAATCTGTAAGATAAAATTACACCAATCTACAAACTATTACAAATGACTGACACCAAGACTAACAAACAAATCAGGAACGAGACACTTGCTCTGTTGCGCGACTTGCGTCTGCTGGAAAATTCCTATGGCGGCACGTATTATTGGGCGTGTGTGAATGGTTTCAATGGGAAATACTACAAAAATCTAGCGCAATACATTAACCCAAAACTCTACGACAACTACACGAAAAAAGATGAACCTGAACGTAATGATAATCACTATCTACAATGCGATAGCCCCACGACAAACACCGCGACAAACACCACGACATTTAAGGAAACATTCGATGCACATTTTATTGATCTCGTGCGTACGATTGGTTGCAATGTATAAGAAAATAAAAATAAAATAAAAAAATAAAAAAAATAAAATAAAAAAATAAAAAAAAATAAAAAAAATAAAAGTGATTTTTTATTTTTACGAAGGTGGGCTGGGCGGAACAGGAATGATAATTTCATCACCAGCTTTAACCTTGTCAAAGGTGCCTTTCCAATGAGGCCCTAAAACGCGCTTGTCTATCCAAAAATTTCGTTTAATGTCAGTCTTACTGAGGCGACCACCATATAATAAAATTCTTGCTTCAATAGTTAGACCGGCCTTATCTGCACGTATCCAATTAACATTTGTTTTTTTTTGTTCTACATCCGTGTGTGTTTGACCATCACGTAATGGCAGATTTCCGCCCACAATATTTTCCGGCACATTTTCTATAAGATACAGAATATAATTATTTTCCGGCAAATAACCAGGGTAAGTATATTTTAATTGTTTAGTTTCATGAAAGTAATAAGGTTTTTCTTTTTTTTTATTTTTCCATTTTATAATTTCAATGCGGTTTAAATCTAGATGATACATCTTAAGTAGATAAGAAAACATCTGAGCACGTGTGTTTATTTCATTACCATCGTCATCTAAAAAAACATGCTCACCTAATAAGTCATTTATCTCTTTTATTTCAGGTGTTCCCTTCGCGAGACTAGTTTTTAAAACAGGTTTTTTATTCTTATTAACGGGGTCGTTATTTCGCGAGAATTTTAAAGTCTTTAAATTTTTGTTATTAATTTTTTTTTTTGATTTAGGTTTAAACACACTATAAATTTTTGATCTATCTTTAAAAAGTTTTATAGTGCGAGTATTTTTCCGAGTATTTTTTCGAGTATTTTTTCGAGTATTTTTCTTTATATTTTGTCTAGTGAAATTTATAATATTATAATTTTTGATGCTAGATTTTTTTTTTATACTATAATTTTTTTTTTTTGATGGTTTCATAATAATATATATATATATATATTAATTAATGAAGCAATGGATTTATTTATCGTTAATTACCTCATTTATTAGTTCAATTTGGAGTACCGCGACGAAATATAGCTTAAAATATTATCATTTACATGATATGACACCGAAATATTCCATTATTTCTGCTGTTTTACTAATAATTTTTTACTATGTTAAAGATAAAGGTTTTGGTTTATCTAGATGGGGTGTGTTATCTGGTATATTATCAGCAACATCAATGATGTTTTTATCAAAATCTGTTGATATTACACATAATGTAGGTTTAAGTTTAGCATTATTTAGGAGTCAAACCTTATTAACAACATTGGTAGAAAATATTTTATATAAAGAAAATTTATCATTTAGAACTATTTTTGCTATTATTACTATTGTAGCAGGTACAATTATAATTTTGATATCAACAAAAAATAAAAATAATAGTACGGAAGAATTTAAAATTATTAGCGAAGAAGACAAAGACAAAAACGACGAAGACCAACACGACAAAGACCAACACGACGAAGACCAACACGACGAAAACCAAAACGACGAAAACCAACACGATGAGAGCAAAAACGATGAGAGCAAAAACGACGAAGACCAAAACGAAGATAAAAGCGACGAAGATAAAAACGATGAGAGCAAAAGCTATAAATGGATAATATTCGGTTTGCTTTCCAGTATAGCAATGACCTGTAAAGATATAGCCTCCAAAAAAGGTATATATAAAAAGGGTGAAAAAGATTTTGTAAAGATGTTATTATCGACCTCATTGTTTGAGGCATTAGCATTATTTGGTAAATTATATGCAATGGAAGAGGGTGGTGTTCGTCCGGCCACAGCACAACGACGCAATTTATCCGAAATTGATTTCCTGCAAAAAGTGAAAGACCCTACCTTCAAAGAAAAAATGATAGGATTAATACTACCCAGTTTATCCTATGCATTTTACCAATATTACTTACTAAGATCGACACAAAATTCTCCGAATGTTGGGGCAGTAAAGGCAGTTGTTGGTAGTAGTATAGTGATCACAACATTTATTGCACGATTTTTATTTAAGAGTCGTATAAATAGAAAAGAGTTATTTGGCATAATACTGATTATATTGGGCATTTTTGGATTATCGCACACTAAATAAATCAATTGATTTAAATATAATAATAAAAACAATATAATGAATGACAGAAAAAACAAATAATAAAGAATTTGAAATAGAAAATAAATACATTATTAAAAAACAAATTGGAGAGGGGATGTTTGGAAAAGTTTTTTTAGCAAAACATAAATATACCGACGATGATGTTGCTATTAAACTAGATTCTAGTATACTTTTAAAGAATGAGGCGCGAATTTATAAATTACTATCATCCATAGAGGGTATACCAAAATTGCGGGCTTATGGTATTATTGAACACTATAATTATATGGTTATTGACAGATTAGGTGAATCCCTAGAACAGTTAAAAGAAAATTGTGGTGGTAAATTAGATTTGTATACAACAATCACATTAGGACTACAAATATTGCAGCGAGTAGAAGATATTCACAAAAAAAATATAATACACCGAGATATCAAACCCGAAAATTTGCTGATGAATGTAGGAAATAATAATAAGAAAATATTATACATCATCGATTTTGGCTTATCGAAGTTGTATAAAATAACAGGAAATCATCTAAAATGTGAAAAGGGACGTTCAATAGTGGGGACTTTACGATTTGTCAGTTTAAATATACATAAAGGGTATACACCCTCGCGGCGTGATGATTTAGAATCCGTTGGCTATACATTGCTATATTTACTATATGGGTCCTTGCCCTGGGTAGATACTACCGGTGAAACCGAAATATATGATAAGAAGAGTAGTTTTTCGTTATGGGATTTAAATGATATACCGGGTGAAATAATAACGTTTATTTGTTATTGTCGGGGTTTGCGTTATGAAGAAGACCCAGATTATACATATTTGCGTGAATTATTGCGGAACTTATTTAAAATGAAAAAATATAAGGTAGGTGATAAATTGTGTTGGGATTAACATAACAATGTAGTATAAAACACTTAAAGGCTATTCAAAATATACAACTATAATATGAGTGATCAGTGTACAACAGGATGCGTAAAATGGTTTAACAAATCGCAGGGATATGGTTTTATCACCGCGGTAGATGGTGATCACAAAGGCGAGGACATTTTCGTGCATCATTCTAAGCTTAAGGTAAGGACTGATCAATTCCGCTATCTTGTGGAGGGCGAGTATGTGTCTTTTCATTGGGCCGAGAGTGATAACAGCAGCAAGCATGAGTGGCAGGCTACTGATGTAACCGGTGTATGTGGTGGTAATCTTATGTGTGAGACGCATAATGAGGCCCGTCTCGAGATGAATAAGCAGGAGAATGGTGATGAGACGAATGATCGACGGCGTCATCGTTCGACGCACCGCCGTTCAGGTGGCCGCCGTGCGGATAGTGGTGAATACAAAATTTCTCGTACTAGAAATGCCGAGGAGGAGGCAACCGAGTAAAAGAAAAAGTAAAAATAACACGAACAAAATAATTGTAATCTTAAAAAAGATTACAATTATTGACATAAGAATATGTTTGGCGGAAGTGATTTAAAGTAGTTACAAGAACTATAGTATAATGTCTAATGAAGATAATGCGTTAATGGAGGAAACTCCTCAAACAGACAAAGATATCATAAATACTCAATTTACCGATTTATTAAAATCTTTATCTGGGTTTAAAGTGCAATTGACGAATTTTCAGCAGCAAATTCGTGTACTAGAGAAGAATGTTTTGCGACAGCAAAAACTATCAGATAAGATAAATAAAAAGAAGCGAAAAAAGTCTAATAAACCATCGGGCTTTGCATTACCTACGCCAATATCAGAGGAATTATCAACATTTATGTCAAAAGAGAAGGGTGAGTTAGTGGCTAGGACGGAGGTAACGAGATATATAATAGATTACATTAAAACAAAAAAACTACAAAACCCCGAGAATGGTCAACTTATTATACCAGATAACGCTTTAAAAAAATTGTTAGAGATAAAAGAAGATGAAAGCTTGTCCTATTTCAATTTACAAAAATACATGAATAGACATTTTCATAAGTTAACCAAAGAAGATATGTGAGCAATATGGTAATAGCTATAAATATTTAAAATACGATATAAAAATTTTACAAATAATCTATTAGAATGCTTATTATAATAGATTGTCGTGAAAAGAAATTAATACAAGAGTGTCAGGTTATATTGGAATATAGAAAAGATCTTTCACATATACAGCTAGAAATTAAGAATCTACCCCTCGGTGATATGATCATACAAGATGATACGGGTAATGAAAAAATTATCGTAGAGAGAAAAACCCTCAATGATTTAGGGAGTAGTATCATTGACGGAAGATATCAAGAGCAAAGTTATCGACTAAATAATTGTGAGATTAGTAATCATAATATATATTATGTGATTGAAGGAACATATATGAGTTTAGGGCCACGATATAACAAAAGCACAATTATTTCCGCGATAGTATCATTATCGTATTATAAAGGTTTTTCGATAAATAGAACCTTAAACATCAAAGAAACAGCGGAGTGGTTAATATTATTTGCACATAAACTACAAAAGCAAGATAAAACCCCTTATTACCACCAAGATAATGTTGTCCATGATGTAAAAGAAAAAACCCCAGAGTATAGTTCAGTGTGTAAACGGGTAAAAAAAGACAATATTACGACGGATAATATTGGTGTGATAATGTTGATGCAAATACCAAGTGTTAGTCAACAAACCGCGACTATCATAATCGAAAAATATAAAACAATTAATAATCTAATAAAAGCTTTAGAAAGTGATATAAATGCGATCAACGATGTGCATCTTATTACAAAAAATGGCAGCAAGCGAAAAATAAATAAAACAGCGCGAGATAATGTGTATAAATATTTAGTTTCAATGAAGGACAATACTATAATGGTGGATACGCAAAATGTACAGAGTTAAAATGTACAGAGTTAAAATGTAAACAACGTCAATATATAATAATTATTTTAATTATTATATATATAATGAAAGACGTGTTTAAATATTTATTGATCGGCATAACCTTGGTATATATTGGGTATATGACGACCCAAAAATATGATGGGTTGCTCGAAGGTTTAGATACAAAACGCTCGTATTCATCTCGCAGTAAAGAAGACGATGATATAGATGATTTTGCCCCCATTGAAAAAAAATCAGATTTAATATTAGCATGTACAGAACGAGCTAATGTTAATTATAAAGATCATCGTGAACATCATGAAAATATTATTATGCAATTATATGATAATATACGGAGTCATATACATCAGGGATTAGCAGATCATTCTGTATCCATAGCCAAAAATCCAATGGATCCCGAGTCCCAAAAAAAAATGAGACATTTAAATACATTACATGAATTTAGTATTAAAACGTTAGAGGGCGGAATGGAGCACCTAGACAAAGTATAATATTAGTTAGTACCCCAATTATCTATAATAACAATGTCTTTTATTTCTTGATTTAATGTTTGGTCATGTTTATCTACAAGGTCTCTTTTAAATTTAAGCATATTAGTATTTGTTTCATTATTAGTTTTAAACGTGCTCTGTGTATATTCTCGACCACCCCAATTAGGGTCCATTGGATTGGTGCTGACATTTTTGTTTTCATAATACATCTTATCTAAGGGGGTTTCAAGGCCTATATATAAATTATCTTTATCAAAACCAGCATACATGTTATTATTGTATACAGGATTTGTTCTTCCGGCATCAATCAATTTACTAAATTGTGCAAGTTGTTCTTTTGAGATAGGTTCATTGTTGTCATCCGTGATATTGTTTACTTTAACCATATTTGTTTTGTTATCTACAATAATTTGTTTATTTAGGCCACCCTGAAGGTCAGTTGGACTGGGATGAACATTAAAGGTTTTTTTACCTTGCGTATCATAACTTTCTCTTAAAAATAATACGGGGCAACGTATTTTTTGGCTTCTTTGCCAATCTAAAAATTCAATATAATCTTCTAAACTACTAAATACTACAGGATTTACACCGGGAACAGGGGCAAGTTTTGAGTTATAAAGATAAAACGTATTTCCCTTTTGTACTAAAATATCGGGGCAATTATACTCATCTTGAGGTTCTTGTTCGGTATGGTCTTCAAAATTCTCAACGAATCTCATTTTTTCTTGTTTATCGAAATTAAATATATAATATAATCCTAGCATGAAAATTATTAACGAAATAAAAGATTTGTACATATATAAATAACGTATATATAAATATCGTTATAATTTTATAAAATTATAAAATTATAAAATTATAAAATTATAAAATTAAATTGTCTAAACATAATATAAATGCAGTGTATTAATATTGATGAGAAATATCCCAGTAGTTCATTTGAAGATGATGCAAAAGAAGGTGGTATAGCTTTAGTACATTCACCTTCATGTGGTCATTGTATAGCGATGAAAGATCAATGGGATGCGTTTGAAAGCGATATGCCTAATTTTAAACATACAATTCGAGAAGGTCCCAATATATTTCGAATTTCAGCCAGCTCTGTTGGCGATATTGGTCATGGTATATCATCAGCGGTGAGGGGCGTTCCCACGATATTAATTATCAATCCTGGACCAAAGGTTGGTAAAATTTTCGATAGAGGAGAAAGAACAAAAGATAATTTTTTAGAATTTTTTAAAGAAAGTTTTCCAGTCCCAACGTCATCCAAGACACCTGTAATAAGTACTAATAGTTCTGGTCATACAACTAACCCCCGAAAAAAAACTAAAAAATCAAAAAGTACTAAAAGTACCAAAAGTACCAAAAAGAAAATCTTATTACAGGGTGGTAACAGAAAAAAAACATTAAAACGGCGCAATATACGTTATAAGGGTAAATTACAAAAATCTAAAAAATCTAAAAAATCTAAAAAATCTAAAAAACGCGGTAAAAGATAAAGATTTAATAGAAATT